CTCCTGCGTGCCGTCCGTAGATCCTGTATCAGCGATCAAATGATAGTCGCCGTCTTTGCACGACTCGTACCACCGCTCGACGAAGTGTTCTTCATTGAGCGCGATTGTGTAGAACGCAACTCTTACGTTAGACTCTCCCATGCGGCAATTGTATCACCGCGACCGCAAAAATGCGGTACTAGAAGTAGATGTTTGTGAGCAGTCGCGGATAGTTGAAGCGATAAGCAGTCTGTGTAGCATAACCTGTTGAATCGCCGCCCGCCGGGTTCCAGCCTTCATAGTCATTGTAGCCGCAGGCAAAAACTTCACCGTTGCTGTAGCGCAAGAACCACGCTTGCGAAGATGAGCTGACCCAGAGCGGGTGCACGTCTACAAGACCGACGCCTGCGTAAGGAAGGTTTGTCGTGATCTCGAACGGCTCGCTTCCTGTTTCCCAAGGATCTTGGTTTGGTCGCTGTGAGTGAGTGATTGAACCGCTGCCGTACCAACCCCACGAGAAGTACCGGCCTGCAGATGTCGCGCACCACACTGTTGTGTAGCTGTTGTCTCCTTGAGCCCAGACGTTCGTGATCGTGCCTTGAATGCCTGCCGGCAAGTTCGAGCAAAGAGTAGGCTCGAGACGGTTTGTTGTCGAGTTGTCGCCGATCTGACGATAGTTGTTCAGGCCCCAAGCGTACAAGAACCCGTCGCTTGTGAGACCGTACAACGTCGCAGATTCGCCACCAGCCGCGACAAGTCGTGTGAACGTCTTGCCGGCGGGACGGTTGACACGCGCCCAGATGAATGAGTCGGTAGACGCCGCTACGTTTGTTCCAAGCTGACCGTGGTTAGAGCGACCAGACGTGTAGATGTGGCCGTCGGACATCAAGATCGCGTTGGTGTAGCGAGTTGTTGACGTTGTTGTGTTCGAGCGGTTCATGATCACGTCGACCGGAGTCGATCCAACGGTGATCACGCTCTCGAACTGTGACATGCGGGTAGGAACGGCCACCGCGTTTTGGTTAGTAAATCCAAGCTCGCCGGACTGGTTGTCGCCCCACCCGTAGTACTCGTTGTTTGAGTTCCACGCGATGACGTTGCTGCCGTACGCTTCAGCTTGAGAGAACGCAAAGCCTACGCACGCGTAGCCAAGACGGTTGATCGTTGACTCACCGATGCGGGTGAAGACCGACCGGTTCGTTGTGTCGTTCTGGCCAAGAACTCGCCAGGCGTTGTATCCTGCGCCCCAGAGCTCGCCTTCAGCCGTGAGACAAAGAATGGCTCCGTTGTTGCCGTCGCTTCCTGAGAAAGAGCGTGTGTGCTGAATGTCGACGACGGTGCGGCCCTCTGTGTCTCCAAAGAACGCGTTGCGAGTAAAGATCATTCGGTTGTTCGTGTCACCGAAACCGAACTGACCGTAACCGTTGTATCCTGTGAAGTACACACGACCGCGGTTTGTGACGATGCACGCGCCAGAGCTCCAGCGCGTGATGTAGTTGATTCGCTCGTCATCTGCGAACTTCTCAAAGAACTGCACGTATTGCGGAGTGCTCCATCGCTGACCTGGGTACGTTGTTGTGTTGAGAGTGTCTGGATAGTGGTGAAACCCGAGTCCGTTCTGGCGGTTCCAACCAGAAGACTTAGCAGAACGACGATCTGGCATGACCCAGAACGACGGACCCCAGCCGTGCATACGACCACGTCGTGTGATCAAGTTAGCAGATGTTGTCTGCTCGGTGCCGAAAGGCAGAGGAGAAATTGTGGACATCTGTACGATGCTGTGCTCACGGCCTGTCTGGTCTGTCCACGTAGGATCAGCAGAAGAACCTTGAGTTGTAAGAATCTGGTTATGAACGCCGGCAGGAAGACGGGTTGTGTCACCTGCGTTACGGAACACAAGATCGCCGCGGGTTGTAGTGAAGCTCTCAGAATCGCGAGCGATGACGCTCCAGAACGCAGAGTTGACCTCGACGTACGACGGATCAATCAAAGTGATTGTGCCGAAGTTCGAGGTGTTGTCAACCGACACGTAGTACAGCGTGCTGTACGCTGCAGAGTCTGCAAATGGGACAGTGTACGTGATGACCTTGTTCGCCGTCGAAAAAACCTGTTTAGCGTAAGTCGCGGTGTACTCGATCGATGATGTGTCGAAGCCGACGTCGACGCGGTTCGGCGATGCGCCCATGACCGTGTCCGTCGAGTTGGTGACGCCAAGACGAAGAGCGAAAGAGTGCGATGTTGGGACAGCAGAAAAGTCAAAGTAGTACGTTCGGCCGCGAACAAGCGTCAAGTTCGGCGTGTCGCCTGTACCTACGCCAGCGGCGGTGAGACGGTACTTAGAGCCTACGACGGTGACCGTGATACGTGTTCCGTCAGCAAGACCTGGGCTTGTGAGAGGAGCCTGACCGAGAGCTGTTGTCTTCGCCGAGAACGAGCTGCCTTGAAAGAACACGGCGTCATTCTTCGTGTAAGTTGTGGCTGCAGAGTAGTCTCCACGCCAGTTCAACTTGATGTTGCTCAGATTTACAGTTGCCATTTTGCTCTTTTCTTCTTTCTCCGACCGGAGAACCTAGCGGTTAGGCTTGGTACTCTGGCAGTGTCCCGAGTGCTTCGATTTCTTCGTTTGTCGCCTCACGGAAGTCCATGCTGTCCTCTGGCAAAGCCGACTGAACTGCTTCTGCCGACGGAAACCGGAGGTACATGCGTCCTCCGTGAAAGCCGAGGTCCTGGATCGGACCGCCTTCCCACGGCGCCATCTGGAGGTACGAGATGTTGACCAGATCTGGAATATATGTGTAGATATGCACCTAATCTCTCCTTAGAAGTGCGTGATTTGACGTGGGTAGAATGTTCGGCTGACGACGTTTGTTCCGTCGTTTGTTCCTGACCACAAGTTGCCGTCGTCGTAACCCATGTGGAACGTTCGGCCGTCGTTCATCAAGATGTAGATTGACGACGCAGTTGTTGTGATGTAGCCAGGCACGATGTTGATGATGTTCGCACCGAAGTCTGGAAGCTGCGCGGTGATCTCGCGCGGATCAGACGATCCGTTTGAGCCGTCGAACAACGTCGAGATCGGAAACTGAGCTTGAGCGATCGTGCCCCAGCCGTAGTAACCCCAAGAGGCCCAGCGGCCCGTCGTTGTGCGAGCCCACGCGAGGTGGAATCCAGTCGGTGATGTGTTCGAGTCGCCCCATGTCCAGACGCTCTCGATCGAGCCTTGGAATCCCGCAGGAAGACCGGACACCAGCGTCGGAACCTGGCGGTTCGTCGTCGTTGTGTCGCCGATTTGACGGTATCCGTTGTAGCCCCAGGCGTACAAGAAGCCGTCCGTAGTTACAGCGTAGAACGTCGCAGATTCGCCGCCTGACGACCAAAGCTTAGACCATGTCTTACCAGCAGGCTTTGTGACGACCTGCCAGATCGCGGACGTCTGCCCGTCAGCACCACCGATACCAAGCTGACCGTGGAGCGACTGGCCTGCCGTGTAGATCTCGCCGTTGGTCATCAAGATAGCAGTGACGACACCGTTGTTGTCGTTTCCGCCGACCGGCATGCAGATGTCGACCGGAGTGACGCCTGCACCGATGAGAGACTCGAGCTGCGTAAGACGCTGCGGAGTGTTCTGCTGCGCTGTTGTGTTCAGACCGAGCTGGTTGCGCGTCGGTGCGCCCCAGCCGAAGATCTGACCCGCAGAGTTCCACGCGATGATGATCGCGTTGTTGATCGCGCACTTGTTGCTGAACTGGTACCCGGTGATCGTCGCGCCACCAGAGTTGAGCGTCGCGGCGCCGATGCGCGTCCACGACGTGCGGTTCGTGGTGTCGCCTTGTCCGAGAAGACCTGCGCCGTTGTAGCCTGCGCCGTACATCTCGCCTTCAGACGTGCGAACAAGGAACGGAGTCGTGAGGCCGTCCGAGCCCGAGAAGATCTTGCCGATCTTGACGTCGACCGCGGTGCGGCCGGTGCTCGGACCAAAGTACGCCGAGCGCGTGAAGATCTGGCGTGTTGTCGTGTCACCGAAACCGAACTGGCCGTAGCCGTTGTACCCTGTGAAGTAGAGACGACCTTTCGTCGTGACCGCGACGGCCGAAGCGTAGTTGCGGACGACGTATGCGAAATACTCGTCTGCGTCAAGCGCGGTATCGAACTGGCAATACTGCCCGGTAGTAGCGCGGCTTCCTGGATAGGTAGAAGTACTGATCTGGTCTGAGAAGTGACCGAAGCCGAGGCTCTGGTACCACTGGTAGCCGACAGCCTTGATGTTCTTGCGGTCTTGAGTGATCATGAACAAGTTGCCGTAGCCAGGATTTGCGCCGTTGTTGCACATGTGCAAGCCGCCGACCGCATAGCCTGCAGTCTGTCGACCGTACTGTGACGCGCTGTTCAGCAAAGAAACAGCTCCGGTGTACGTCGAGTAGTTCGGACGACCGCTCTTGTCCTGCCAGTACGGATCGCCTGTTGTGCCCTGCGTTGTGAGGACCTGGCCAGCAGTGCCAGCCGCGAGTCGTGTGAGACCAGAAGCGCCGCGGTAGACGATGTCACCGCGTGTTGTGACGACGCTTGATGCGCCGCGCGACAGGTAGTTCCAGTTCGCGTTGAGCGCGCCGCCAGAAAGCGGCTGAGCGTTTGTGTTGTCGGCTACAGCAACGAACGAGTCGCCGTTGAGGTACACCGCGTCATTGACCGTGTAGGCCGTAGCGCTCGACCACGTGCCACGCCAGTTGAGACGGATTTTTCCAAGATTGATCGTTGCCATTGCTATCCTTTTTTGCTACTACGAGGTGAGTACCAATTGACCGGAGGCGTTCACCGACACTGTCATCTCCGCTGGGAGAATGCCATAGTCGGTGTAGTCTCCAACATTATAGGTTCCGTCCGGACCTGTGACAGCCGTGAGGTTGCCATCGTCGTCGGTCGTGAAACCGAGGAACACCGGACCGAGAGCCTTCCATCCGCTAGAAGTGTAGCGGTTGATGTAGTCAGTGTCTGTTTCAAAGATCAACTGACCAATGGAAGGAGATGCTGGACGAGAGGTCGAAGCCGTGACTTGGACTGCGCCAAGGACGGTGTCTGTCGCCAAGCTTGTGTACTTGAGGCCAGTAGCTTGAGCGCTGTCGGCCTGAATGAACGTCGTGTTAGATCCAACACCAAGTCGAGTCATCGCGTCTGGCGCGGTAGCAACAATGATGTCGCCCTTCGCGTTCGCGATGTCGTTTGTCAGAACATCGTGGTTATTCTGCTTGAGAGTACCTGTGACGGCGACGTTGCCGACCGCGGTGATGTTGCGGAGCTGGAGGTCGTCGTAGCGGACACCAGCTTCAGAGAAGTTTACTGTGTTCGCTGGCTTGGTACTCGCGTCTGCGAACAGCTTCCAGATTCCGTCTGTTGCGTCTTTCGCAAGACCTGAGTACTTCGCTCTGTTGGAAACAGTCGCTGTACCAGTAGCAGACGCCGCTGGAACGTTTGTTGCAGTCTTGGCAAAGCTGAATGACGAGGCCGTCGGAAGATCTGTGATCAAATGAGTTCCGTTGAATGTCGCATCGACGCCTGCGACGACGACGTAGTCGCCCTCTTGGAACGTGTGCGCCGCCGAGACCGTCAGCGTGGCAATGTTGTCGGTGAGGACCTTGTTTGTCACGGTACGAGCGATCGGAGTGATCGGGAACGCTGCCTCGCCGACGAACGCAAAGTCAACTGCGTTGTCCGAGTTAGACTGCGCGACGTAGATCATTGGGTCAACGACTGCGAGGTTTGCGGTGTCGAATGTTGTTCCGCCGCCTGCGATCGTGATCTGGCCTTGGATGTCGACGTTACCGACAATGCCGACGTTTCCGCCGACGTTCAAGTTACCAGTGAGACCGATACCGCCGTCTACAGTGAATGCTCCAGTAGTAGCGCTTGTAGATTCTGTAGCGATCTCGACATGCACCGACTGGAACGGTGTGATGATCATTTGTTCGTTACCGGACGTGAGACCGCCGGCAGCAAAAACGATCTTGTTCTCGACGCCGTTTGCGCCTGTAGCCAAGACGAGGTTTCCTGCGCCGCCAGAGCCGGTCGGAGCGTTCATGAAGATGTAGCCGTCGTGTGCTCCGGTCAGAGTGAACTCTGGGTCGGCAAAGTTGCTCGACGTGATGCCTATGTCGATGTAGCCGTCGTTGTCAGAGCCATCGTCGGCGTACGCGATGAAGTCAGTTGACGCGTTGACGGCGTCACTGATGTTCCTAAACGCAACCTGTGCGTAGTCATCTGCGTCGATCTGGAACGTCGCGATCGGGTTAGTCAACGTAGCGCCGAATGCCGCTGCTCCGTCACCGACACCGATATAGTCAAGACCGCTCAATGCGAGGTTACCGATGACGTTGAGGTCACCTTGGACATTCATGTCACCTTGGACACCGACGCCGCCCGCGACTACGAGCGCTCCTGTTGTAGTGCTCGTCGACGCAGTCGCGATCTCAATGTGCACGCTTGTGTCTGGAATGATCTCCATCTGGGTGTTGCCAGATGTCAAACCGCCGGCTGCGAAGACGATCTTGTTAGCTGTTCCGGTGTCTCCTGTGGCCAAGACAAGGTTGCCCTCGCCGGTGGTTCCTGTCGGAGCGACCATGAACAGGTAGCCGTCGTTCGGTCCTGTGATGCCGTACGTTTCGCTGTCAAAGTTCTCGCCGGTAATACCGATGTCGATGAAGCCGTCAGAGTCTGTAGCATCGTGCGTCTGCACGATGAGGTCGGTCGAGGCTAGACCGTCAGTGTTCTTGTTCCAGACGACGAACTGAGCGTATTCCTCAGACGATCCGCCAGCGTCACCAACCGCCAAACCGATGAGGTTTGGAAGAGCGACTGCTGTGGCGATTGTGTACGCGTCTTGGCCAAGATAGAGAACTCCGCCCGCCTGAACGTCGCCAGAGATGTCGATGTTCGATGACCAGAACGGGTCTGTTCCGTCAGTCGAAAGAAGCTTGTTCTCGTTGCTTACCTGGGCCGGGAGGTAGTCGGCACCAAGCGCAAAGACCGACCAGTACGCGTCGTCAAGAATGCTTGTAGCACCAGACGTAAAGTCTGCGCTTGAGACAAACGTCGAGTTTCCGTCAGAGACAAGGTCGTTGACCAAGTAATCTGTTTCTGGAGTCCAGATACCGCGGAAGCGGAATCCTTGGCTGTAGACAGACCACTTCAGTGCTGTCAGATCTGCGTTGAATGTGCCGGCAGACGTGTGCGCAAGAATACAGATGTACGCGTTGCCGCCGCGAAGGACGATGTCGTTCAGTTCGTAGCGAGTTGCTGTGTTCCAGTTGCTGCGGAACTTGAGACCGTCGGCAAAGACCGCCCAGTCTGATCCGCTCCCGGTGGCACCTGGTTCATCGCCTACCGTGTCACGAAGCGCGACGTACGTACGACCGCCGAGGTAGACGACGTCGTTCTTTTTGTATTCGGTCGCGGCGTTGTAAAGACCAAGGCTCGCGAGACCGTCTGCAAAGACCTGCCAGTACGAGGTGTTTGTCGGAAGATTTCCTGTCGTCGTAGCGGTGGCGATGTACGCGCGTGCACCATAGGTGACGATGTCGTTCTTTTGGTAAGGCGTTGCGTTGTTGTAGTTGCCTTCATATTGAAGACCGTCAACGAACTTTTCCCAGTAGGTTGTGTTAGTCGGGACGTTATTTGTGCTGTTCTGGATGCAGGTGTAAAGAATGCCGCCGAACGCAACGACGTCGTTTACCGCGTACGGTGTGACTGCATTGTAGTTACCGCGGAAATTGATGCCCTCGACCATGACCTGCCAGTGCGAGGTTGCGGTCGGAAGAGTGCCTGTCGTGGCAACTTCATTTGTGTAGACATACACGTTGCCGCCGTAGCGAACGCAGTCGTTCAGCTCGTATTCAGTCGCGGTGCTGTACTCTCCGGCAAAATAGAAGCGGAGCTTTCCAAGATCGATTAGTTGTGCCACTTACACTACCTCCACCAAAAGGTGTCCTGTTGTATTATCCCACGAAAACCGCAATGTGTTGCTGGTCCAGACCCATGCGCGGTAATCAGACGGCTTACGAATGTAAGGATCGCCTTCCGTCGTGAGTTCTGGCAGCTTCACTGGAGTTCCGTCATTTACTTTTACTGCCGTAAGTGTCCCTGTCGATGGAGCAAAACGCAGGCCGTAGAACGTCTTGTCTGCGATGTCCTCAACGTTGTAATAGTCTGGAGCTGGCACTAGACGAGTCCTTCCACCGCCGAAACGATTAGATCAAATGAATCTTCCACTGGACAAACTGCTTCAAGAACGTCGCCAGCTTGGACAATAATACCGTTGCCGGCAAGCTCTCTATTCTCTCCGTTGGGCACTCGATGGTCCTTGACGACATAGTGTGTGTCTGCGCCCCGCGTGATCTTCACCGTCAAAGGCAGCGTTCCGCCGGTGCGGTTAGCGGCGATCAGCGACGTGACACGACCCTTTTGAGTCGGAGAATAGACCGCGGTGTCCGTGTCAGCGTCCTCGACGGTGACCACAATTGTCCGTGGAACTCCGTCGGTAGATCTTCCTGTAAATCCTGGCATCTGTTACCCCTAGACTGACGTGATTTCGTTGATCTGGTCGATACCGACGACGGTGAAAGTGACGTCAGAAGTAGACGCCTCAACCATGATCTCGTCGGTGTTCATGACTGGAAACCGATACGTTTCATAAGAATCTTTGAGATTGAGTGGAAGGTTGAATGCGACGTGCGACGGAATCAAAGCTTCGTTTCCTGCGGGGATTACCCACACGGTGAAAGTCGCGTTGTCGGTCTCTGAGACGTTTGTCGCGATCACCGACACGAAGAAGTAGCTTGTGGATGTGAACGCGAGCATAGGAGTATCTGCCGTCGGTCGGACGATACCAAGTCGTCGAATCGGTGTTGCCACTATTCAGCTCCTATGTTGCTAGCCACCAGTTTGTTGCGAATCCAAGTCCGCCGCCACCTTCTGGACCTTGAGGACCTGTAGGACCTGTTGGACCAAGAGAGCCGACTGGACCGGTAGGTCCAAGAATATTGCCCGAGTTATTCCACGACGAAGTAGATTGTATCCAAACGTAGAGATCGCCATTGTCAAGAAGATAGGCGTCTCCCACTGAACCAACTGGATGCGCTGTGACAAGGTCGTTGTACGTCTCAAACTGCGCGAGGATGAGAGTCGGAACTCCTTGAGGTCCAGTTGGCCCGAGTGGGCCAGTCGGCCCAAGTGGTCCAGTTGGACCTAGTGGACCTGTAGGTCCTGTAGGACCCACAAGCTCTGTGACAACAAGGTCCCAAGTGACGCCTGTCCATGTCCATTTCTGCGTGCCGTATACGTATTCGTCACCTGGCGTTGGATCGAACGGAAAATCAATAGCCATTACGACAACCTAGCCCACGGTGTTGACACGGTGTTTGAGTATGTTGTGCGCGACGTTGGAAGGTCTGCTTGTGATCCAGCAGCGCCTGTCATACGAGGTGGAAGAGAGTTTATTGTTGTGATTGGACTTGCGTAGTTCATGTACACAGAACCTGCACCTGTAGCCACCATGATGATCGCGACTGCGTACCGCTGTCCTGCTTCTAGTGTGTATGACGCCGGGTAGCCGCTTAGCACAGAAAACGGCTTTGTGTACGCAGTGTTTGCAGAAGAAAGAATACCAGTATCATTGTCTGTTCGCGCGACAAGCGTCGCGTTGTCGCTTGCATCGACTGTGTAAAGACCAAATCGTGCGATTGATACGCCGCTTGAGACAATCGTGCCTGAGACATAAGTGATATTTGACACCGTCAATGTGTACAGAGGAGTGAAGAACGTGAAGAACGCGGTTCCAGTTGCGAGGTTTGTTGTTGTGTTGACAGTTCGCGGAGCGGTGTCAATCGCGTTTGGTGAAAGATGGAAGTGGCCTTGAATCGCCGTGAGTGACGGAGCACCGATGTGGTACGGACTAATAGCCACGCCGGTAGAGTCTTTGACGACGCTGCCAGAATAGTAGACAAGATTTGACGTGTTCGAGATACCGTGCACTGACGTTGACGCCGCAATGTGATCGCCAACTGTAGTTGACCACTTGATTCCAGTAGCTTCTGTGTCGTCTGCCTCGAGAGTAGTGCCGTTTGCTCCAACTCCAAGACGCGCAACAAGATTGTCAGCGGTTCCGGCGATCAAGTCACCTTTTGCGTCGACCATTGTTCGAAGAACGACATCTGCGGTGTTTGGAATGCCGTGAACGTCTGTTGTGTCGATACGGTGCGCTTCCGTCGAGGCAGCGGCTTCATTCTGCGCTTTTTCGAGAGCGCCGAGCTGAGTCTCAAGTTCTTCGACATCAAAGATTCCGTGGACGTTTGTTTGCTGCGCATTGTGCGCCGCGACTGCGGCGGCCGCGGCTGCATCGGCCTTGCTCTGCGACCCGGACACCGTCTCGATTGTCGGGCCTGACAGCGTCTGAGTACCGGCGTTCCACACGAGCGGAGCGGAGGTGTTGATCGTTTGAGCAGGACCAGTAGGCCCTGTCGGACCGAGCGGTCCTGTTGGTCCAGTTGGGCCTGCCTGGCCAAGACTTGAGTCTTGGTCCCACGACGTACCAGTCCATCGGTACGTCTTGTTTCCAACGACGACTGTTTGGTTCAGTACTGGAGAGTTAGGAAAGTCTACTGCCACGATGCGCTCACAGTTCCGCCGACGAAGTGAATGTATACAACGAGCCAGCTGAGTGGTTGCCGGTCTGCACGTGACCGTCGGCACTTACCGTGAACGACGCACCTGTACCGACGTTGAATGTTGGAGTGAGAATAGGAGTTGCTCGCTTGCGTACCTTGTAGAACACCGTCGGAAATGACGAAGATGCCGCTGTGACAACAGCATGCGAGTTGCCGGCAGACTTTTCAAAGTACCGCATGCAGCGAGCGAGCTCAATTGAGAGTGGCCGAACATCAAATGGACTTGCTACAGTATTGACCTCGAGCTGCGCCTGAGTAAAAGCGATGTACTGTGACGCAGATGACGCAAGATTTGTTTGACCGACAGCTCTGTTCGCCGTGACAGTTGCTCCCCACGACGACGCAAGCGTGCCGCTTGTGTAGTCAGTCCCAGCGCCGAGGTACCAACCGACAATCAACGAAGCGTTGTTGTCATTGTCGAACTGACCGACTGTGTCGCCAGCAAAAGTGATCGTCTTCTTTTCCCATGTGTCTGCGACGTTGATACTGTACGCGGCACTGACCGAGCGGGTGTTGTCGTTGTCGTACAGTTCTGCAATGTAAGTGCCAATGACGTTAGACTTTACGTAAAATGAAAGTGTCAGTGCAAGAGCATCAGCTGTTCCTTTCTTAGCAGACTGAACGTCAAATCCTTCAAGCTTCTGCTCAATGCGAGAAAATGAGTTTGGTGTTGGCGCTGGTGATGCGGCTGTGCAGGTGAGCTTCAACGCGCTTCGAGAAACGTCGACAGCGTCACTTATTTGTTCTGATGTCCAGATACCTATGCCTGAGATCACATGATTGAACCTGTCAACAGTGTAGTAGTTGGTCGATGAAATCGACGCGACTGAAGTAGAACGCTGCGCTACGCGCATGTCTCCATTTGTCAGCAAGTTTCGGAACGGGACAAGTGCAAGACCTGTTGGTCCAGTTGGACCGGTTGGTCCAGTAACTCCAGGTCCTGTGGGTCCTGTTGGTCCAGTTGCGCCGCGAGGTCCTGTAGGACCAGTTGGTCCGCCTGACGGACCAGTCGGACCTTGCGGACCTTGCGGACCAGTTGGGCCTGTGATCGCTTCGCCTTGCGCGCCTGTCGGTCCAGTTGGACCTTGCGGACCGGTTGGTCCGGGAACTTCAGGACCAGTAGGACCAGTCGGACCAGCGTCGTTCGCTGAGACCTCGACCCAGAATCCATCGTAATAGACGTATGTCTTCAAGTTGATCGTGTTGAACCAAGCGTCACCTTCTTCAGGCGTCGGGTTTGGATACGTCTCTCCAGCAAGATACTTGCCATTTGTTCCCGCTGGACCTGTCGCGCCTGTGACTGACTCGCCAGCTGGACCAGTAGGTCCCATCGGTCCGGTGACATTTGATGGAAGTCCTTGCGGTCCAGTTGCGCCTGTAGGCCCAAGAGGACCTGTAGGACCGGTTGCGCCGACAGGCGCGGCGCCGACCTCAACCCAGAAGTCGTCATAGTAAACGTAAACTTTTCCAGTCACACCGTTGAACCACGCCTGACCTAGTGACGGTGATGGCGGCGGAGTCTCAGTTGCGATTGAAAAGATTCCATACGGGCCGGTTGGTCCGAGCGGTCCAGTAGGACCTGTCGGACCTGTAGGAGTAATACGCAGCGTCTCCCAAGCCGTACCGTTCCACACCCACTGAGAGTTTCCTCCGGTGTGAACCTGCCCAACTACTGGGTCATTTGGAAAATCAATCGCTGACACTAAAGCTCCTCGGCTTCAAGAACTTCCTAAATCTTACTACTTCTACAACGACTCCAAGCCTGCGTTTAGGCGTGAGACCATGAGCATCGCCCAGTCTGCGGCAGCAGACACCGACTCCCACGGCCCTGAGTTGTCTATAAGACTTCCATCTTTATAGATCTTCGCCATCGGCGGAGTCTCTTGAATCTCATACGTGTACATGTCCATGTTTCTCCTATCCAGACGACGTCGCGATCTTTCCAGCCTGGCCGACCGCGACGAACGTACCAGATCCAAACACCACTGAGTTGATTGGTGTTGTGCCAAACGATGATGTTTGCTGAACCCACGCGTCGTTGCTGACCGAGCTCAAGATTCTAGAAGTTCCGAGCTTGCCTGAAAAGCCTGCCGCTACAAGCATACCGTTACCGCCGTACGACACTGCCTCAAGAGTTGAAGACAAGAACGTGTTTGCCTGTTGTGTCCACGCGGTTCCATCTGGACTTGTAGCGATCTTTCCGTTGTTTCCAACGATGACTGCGTATCCAGTAGGTGTGTGCGCGATCTCTCGGATTCTGTCTGTTCCAAAAGATGACGTACGTTGAGTCCAAGAGATTCCGTCTACAGATGTCGCGAGCTTGCCAGCGTCTCCAACAGCAACCCACTTTCCGCCTCCGTATGAGATGTCATAGATGTAAGTCGTGCCGAACGACGAAGTGCGCTGCGTCCAGTTGAGACCGTCGATGCTCGTCGCCAACTTACCTCCGACTCCTGCGGCGATCCAAAATCCTTCGTAGTACGCAACAGTAAGAATAGTAGTTGTGCCGAACGAAGACACGCGCTGAAACCAGTTCACGCCGTCTACCGACGTTGCCATCTTTCCAGTACTGCCAACAGCAACCCACAAGTTGTTTCCGTACTGTACGCTCCAGATGTTGCTTGTGCCGAACGACGACGTCAGCGACGACCACGTCACGCCGAGGTCTTGAGACACGGACATCTTTCCTGAGTCGCCAACTGCTACAAACACCGAGTTACCATAGGTGACGTGGTTGATGTTTGACGATCCAAACGTAGATGTGCGCTGCGTCCATGTCTCAGGCACAAGAGCTCGTTTGATTGAGCCAATAGCTCCGTGAACAGATATCAGCATGGCTAGTCTACCAAGCTGCCGAAGAGAACCCACGTATTTGCAGCGCGCTTGATCAACGATACACCTGACCACTGCTGCGAAAGCTTTCGTCTATTTTGTTCTGAGTTCAACGTCACGCCTACGGCAGGAGCAACGGACGCCTGACCGAGACCAACCTGAACAATCACAAGCTGTGTGCCTACTGCAAAGTCGTACGTCGAGTCGGCAGGAATTGTTAGCTCGACTGCAAGTGCTGAGTCGACCTCGACAAGCTTGCCAGCGTCGCTTGCACCGAGCGTGTGCGACGACGTAATGATTGAAGACGTGAGATTGTAGAACCCAGGACCGGTCGCACCGACTGGACCTGTTGGGCCTTGCGGTCCAGTTGGACCGGTGACGTTAGACGCCAGTCCTTCAGGACCTGTTGGGCCTTGCGGTCCAGTTGGACCGGTGACGTTAGACGCTGGACCCTGCGGGCCGGTCGGCCCGGTCGGTCCAATGACGCCTTGCGGACCAGCGACTGTTGATGCAGGACCAGTAGGACCGGTGGGTCCAGTTGCGCCTTGCGGACCTTGCGGTCCAGTCGGACCAGGAGTTGTTGAAGTTGGACCTGTGACGCCTTGTACGCCTTGCGGACCTTGCGGACCAGTTGGGCCAGTGATACCTGGACCTGTTGGACCTTGCAATCCTTGAGGACCAAGTGGGCCAGTTGGACCGGTGGGACCAGTAGGTCCAAGCGGGCCGGTTGGACCTGTGACTGTTGACGCAGGACCTGTCGAACCAGTAGGACCTGTCGGACCAGTCGAGCCGCGCGGGCCTGTGACTGTTGACGCAGGACCTACTGGACCTGTTGGGCCAGTGTCGCCTTTGTTACTTGACGCTGACTCAATCCAATAGCCGTCGTAATAGACGAAGATCTGGCCTGTTGAAGAGTTGAACCAAGCGTCGCCGATATCAGCAGAAGGTGGAGGTGTCGCAGAAGAGATCGCAAACTGACCGATGTCACCCGTGGGTCCAGTTGGGCCAGTTGGACCTGTGTCGCCAATAGGTCCTGTAGGACCTGTAACCTCAGGACCTGTCGGGCCTGTAGGACCGACGTTGCCTTCAATACCTTGCGGTCCGGTTGGACCAGGTTCACCTTGCGGTCCTGTTGCACCTGTTGCGCCAACTGGACCTGTAGGTCCTTGAATGTTTCCGACGTTTACCCATGTCGAACCGACAGCATTCCAGACATACAGGTCGCCGTTCTCAACAAGATACCCGTCGCCTGCGTTACCAGTTGGGTGCGCAGCTTGCAGCGCAGCAAGATCGGCGTATTCGCCTAGAATTGTTACAGCCGAGCCTTGAGGACCTGTCGGACCAAGATCGCCCTGCGGACCTGTAGGTCCTAGTGGACCTGTCGGACCGACGTTTCCTTGAGGACCAGTCGGGCCAAGATCGCCTTGCGGACCAGTTGGACCGAGGTCACCTTGCGGACCAGTTACACCTTGCTCACCTTGCGGACCAGTTGGACCCAGATCGCCTTGCGGGCCTGTTGGGCCAAGCGGACCAGTTGGACCTACTTCACCTTGAATGCCTTGCGGTCCAGTTGGACCAAGATCACCTTGCGGACCAGTTGGACCGAGGTCACCTTGCGGACCAGTTACACCTTGAATGCCTTGTGGTCCTGTGGGACCAATGTCACCTTCAGGTCCTGTCGGTCCTTGAATTTGACCAACGTTGACCCACGAAGACGACGTTGCAGACCACACATACAAGTCACCGGCAACAAGATAGCTGTCACCTGGATTTCCTGTCGGCTGAGCTGCGATGAGTGCTGCGTATGAAGCATACGAACCAAGAATGGTGACGCCAGTTCCTTGGGGACCTGTTGGACCAAGCTCGCCTTGCGGTCCTGTTGGACCGAGCGGTCCAGTTGGTCCAATGTCTCCTTGCGGACCAGTCGGGCCAAGATCACCTTGCGGACCAGTTGGACCGAGGTCACCTTGCGGACCAGTTGCACCTTGCTCGCCTTGCGGACCAGTCGCACCGACTGCGCCAACAAACGAGTATGGGTTCCAGTAGACTCCAAGATTTCCACCTGTCGGAGGAAGCGCGTCGTTTGTCGCAAGACAGATGAAGTAACTTCCACTATAGAAGATGATCTCACCCGGCTGATACGCGTTTTCAAACGCGCGCAACGGCGAGTACTCGAACGCATCGAAGCCTTGCGGTCCAGTAGGACCGGTTGGACCTAGGTCACCCTGAGGTCCTGTAGGACCTGCATCGCCTTGCGGACCAGTTGCGCCTTCAGGCCCAGTTGGGCCGAGGTCACCTTGCGGACCTGTCGGACCCTCTGGACCTGTCGGACCAAGATCACCTTGCGGACCAGTTGGACCGAGGTCACCTTGAGGACCGACGTCGCCTTGCGGGCCTGTAGGACCTGCGTCGCCTTGAGGACCTTGATCACCTTGTGGTCCGGTTGGACCAATGTCGCCTTGTGGACCTGTCGGTCCTTGAATACCTTGCGGACCAGTCGGACCTTCAATGCTGCCGACGTTGTCCCACTCTGAACCAACGTTGTCCCAAACGTACAAGTCACCGTCAACAAGATATCCGTCACCAGGATTTCCTGTCGGGTGCGCCGCAATGAGTGCGTTATACGTAGCGTATGAGCCAAGAATTGTGATTGACGTTCCAGCAGGACCTGTAGGTCCGGTGTCGCCAACAACACCTTGAGTGCCTTGAATACCTTGCGGACCTGTCGCACCTGTTGCTCCGGCGGGTCCAGTTGGTCCGACGTCACCTTGCGGACCTTGCGGACCAGTAGGACCGCCTGAAGGTCCAGTTGGCCCGAGTGGACCGGTTGGTCCTGAAGGACCTGTAGGACCTGTCGCACCTTGCGGTCCAATAGAACCACGAGCGGCTGCACCTGCAGTCGCGTCAGAGACAGGAGAAAGACTGCCAAGTTGAGAGAAAATATCGACAGGGCTTCCGTCACCTATTGGAAGGAAGATCCAGAACTTTGTCGGCTTGACGCCGTTGATACGCACTTGAACTTCGTACGCCCAACCTGTCGGCTTGAGCGCTGGGTTGTCTGTTGTCGGAAGAGTGATGCTGAATGCGCCTGCTCCGTCAAGAGTAGCCACAACAGGATCTGTTACGATGACATCATCGTTCTCATCGACGACCGTGCTGGTCGGAGTAAACGTGACTGTGCCTCGACCGGCAGTTCCGCGCGCGGTAATGTAGCTACCGGTTACAACACGGGTTACAATGTCCTCTGACCAACTCACCGACGAATCCACCTTGTCCTGCATTGCTCGCAGGGTGCAACAATGCTAAAACTACTGGAGAATAATACCAACGGTAGACTACTCCTCATTCCTACGGGAAGCCACAAATCCAATGGTCGCGGACTCAGAACTCTTAGGCTTTTCATCTTCTAGAACTGTTAGTTCTTTCGGTTGAACTGGTTCTGTAGCGTCAGCTATAGCCGCGTACGCCGCGGCGCTGACCCAGTGCTCATGAGCGTCGACCAAAGTCGTCGCTCTCACTAGGTCGTAGGCACTGAGCATCGCCGCTACTTCAGACGGCGGGATCGGTCCTTCTAGGTCCAAGATTCCAGACCACACAACGCCGACTCTTGAGAGATCGGTGTGTTGCTGATCTGCCATCTGCGCGGTGACAACAAGCTGTGCGGTCTCGAGCACTTTGCTCTTGTGGGAGTCCTTCAAGATGCGACGAGACTTGGCCATTCACGACTCCAATACAGTCATGTCCTACCGGGGGCACGGCGGGATAGCCAAATTGTATCAACGCATTGAGAGTGTGACCACTCAGTCGAGCCAGATGACGTATTCTGCCGTCACTCGACCTTTGTCTGGATCGACGAAGTGAATACGTTGCGACGGTCTGCCGATCGCGGCGACGAACTCTCGAGCGTACTCGTTGCCGGACTCAGGAGAGCCAGTCACGAACACTCGACCGCCGTTCGCCATCGTCAGCGCCATCGGCGTGTGCCAGTGACCCATGTAGACGTCTTGGAAGTCTTCGACCACTCCTGTCGCCCAGGCATTCGCCTTGCGGAGAATACCGAACGCCGGCGTGTTGCCGCCGAAGCTCTTGATCTCGTCGCCGTGCACCAGCAACGCTTTGTAGTTGCCGATAGTGACGATTTGATACCAGTCACCTGACATCTGCCACGTGACGTTCTTCAGATCTTTTGTTCTGTCTTGACAGATCCGGTACGCCATCGCGTCGATGTTGTCACCTGACGGAAGTTCTCCCTTACGACCGAGACGACCGTGGTTGCCGAACTCGCAGACGATCGAGACCTTCTCGAAAGTCGATGAAAACGAGCGGACCATCTTTTCCATGATCCGCGCGGCTTCGAAGAGCTGCTCGAACAGATGCGCCTCTACTTCCCAGGCTTGCCCGGGAAAGATCGTGATGCCTTCGACCATGTCTCCGCCGAAAAGAAGACATAGCTCTCTGACCGGGTGATGGCTCTGCTGGATCGTCGAAAGTTCGTTGACCTTCACGATCATTTGATCCATACGAGCGGCGCAGGTAGTCATGCCGTACGAGACGGTCTTCTTTCCAAGCTGCCAGTCGGTGGCGTGAACTACTGCAACCTCGCCTTTGCCTTTGCGAGGATCTTTAGCTGGTGGCTTTTGCTTGTCTGGGATCCCTCGGCCGGCGGCGATGCCTGCATCGTACGCTGCCTTATAGACTGCTTCTACAAGTTCTTCGTTCTTGCGCTTGGCCTTGTATTCAGAAGCCTGGGCGGTCTTTAGAGCTCTTCGGAGATCTGCTATCTCTTCCTCGAGCTTGATCTCATCCTCAAGACTCATTTGATCTTCGTCGAGAGTTCTCCTCGACGATACCTCGAAATGACTGACGAGGCGAGCTTATGTCCTCTGCGCGCCATTGCCTTTGAGATTCGCGAAGCCGAGATCGCGTGGTCGTCGAGCGCTGCCAGCAGATCTTTTCTGTCTGACGGCTCGAGTGCCTCTAGTATCTCGGCGATTCGTGACCTGTTTCCAGGGTGAATCTCCGTTTCTTGGATCTCCTTGAGAAGATCGCCCATAACCGTACCTCCCATGATTTGGCCGGTGTTTGTCATTAGTCACTATATCATACTCATTGTCATCGCGTGTGAACTATCAACAAATTCTTTGTAAGCTCATCTATGTCTTCTTTTTTGTCCACATTCACGCTTCAACGCGAAGCTTGGTGTATTATGAATGACCTACACAACAAATAGCGCGGCCAGAAGCTTCGCACATCTCTCAACCGAAAGAAGATCTCTCGCTTCAATGACAACATGGGAATCAGCAACTGGTAGACTGGGTTCAGCTGCCGAATGGTACGCACAGCAGGGCTGGTTCGTCATGCCTTGCTACGGCATTGTCGGCGGACGCTGCACGTGCGGCGGATCGCACCCCGAGCCGAAAGACGTAGGCAAGCATCCTCGCGTAAGCGAGTGGAACGTGCAGGCGACTGCGAACATCGACGCAGTCAAAACGTGGTGGACACAAGACCAAGACAGCAACGTCAGCGTGTACTGCCGACCGAGCGGATTCTTTGTCATCGACATCGATCCGAGAGCGGGTGGGCCTGACTCGTTTGAAAAGTTTGAGTCTCTTGTAGAAGGTGCGCTTCCGCCAACAGTTGAGGCGATCACTGGCTCGTACACCGCGAACGGCAAGATTATTCGAGGCAGACATCTTTTCTACAAGTGCGACGAATCAGAGTCGCTAGTTGGCAATCTCAAGAAGTCTGGTCTAAACGGCATCGACATCAAGCACAACGGTTACGTGCTTATCGCGCCGTCACGACATTTCTCTGGCGTGTGCTACGAGTGGGTGCAAGGCAAAGCGCCTTGGGAGATCCCAGTCGCGCAGGCACCAGAAGAGCTGCTGTCGGCGCTAAGAAAGCGCGGAAAGCGAGCTACATCCAAACTGGGCGAAGGCGATTGGACTTGGCTCGAAGACGCAGACTTCTCTGGCGAGAGAGTCGACGTTGACAGGCTTCTTACTGAAGGCATCGACGAAGGCTCTCGCGCCGTTGACATCTACGCACTCGCGTGCGCTCTCGCTAACAAGTTTCCTGTGAACACCGAGGCAGGTCGCCTAGCAGTTGAGACAATGATGATTCGCTTCAACGCCGAGAAAGTACGTCCACCGCTCGAGCTCGAAGGACAGGGCGGACTGTTGATGCATGTTCGTCGCGCTATCCAGTTCGTTGTTGACAACCCAAAGACAGAGAAGCTGTGGCCAGGTCTGCAAGACTGGGCGATCAAGTCGCAGGAAGAAACGCGAGCTAAGTCAGGCATGACAACGACGTCAATCGTCGCACGGCCTCCTACTCAGTCGGACACAACTTACTTGCCTGGCACGATCGGCGGGACAGTGTCCGCGGCATTACAAGACGGTGACTCACTTGCAAAGGCGACAAGCCTGACGAACATCGACGTACCGCAAGACCCAGACGCGATCAGCGAAGAAGAAGGCGGCGAACCTGGCAAGCGAACGCTCACCGACACCGGCAACGGTCGTCGACTCGTCGACTCGTTTGGCGCCGCGGTCAGATACACTCCAGGTCTAGGCTGGTTTCACTGGGACGGCGGATACTGGAAGCCAGACGTCGAGAGCCTTGAGATGCAAGAACTTGCAAAGAAGATCGCGCCTATTGTCGCAAGCGAGGTTGTCCACTATCTCGACGACGCAGACAAGCAGTCAGAGGTAATCAAGTGGGCGCAGCAGGCGAAGTCAAACTCGCGCATAACGTCTTGCATCGAGAGCGCCACTTCGGACCCGCGAATCTTGGTTGGCGTCAACAACTGGGACTCTGACGAGACTCTTCTTGGCGTAGCCAACGGAGTGATCAATCTCCGCACCGGTGAGCTCTTGAAAGGACGCCCGGATCTCTACATCACTCGCCGCGCGCCGGTCGCGTACAATCCTGGAATACGCAATATCCGCTGGGAACAGTTCATTGACTTCGCGACTGGTGGCGACAAAGAGCTTCAGGAATGGTTGCAACGAGCGGCTGGATACTCGCTTACTGGACTACGAACATACGATGTCATGTTCCTAGTCTACGGTCCTCCAGGATCAGGTAAGAACACGATGGTTGAAGCGCTGGTCAAAGCGCTCGGCACGGCGCAGTACGCGTGGCCGTTAGACTCAAGCATTCTTGCTCAAGGCGACGGACAAGCGCACGGTGCGGACCTGTATCACTGGGCAGAGCTTCGCGGGCGCCGTATGGTGTGGGTCGACGAGTTGCCAGAGTCAGAGCGCATGAAAGAGAACTCGGTCAAGAAACTGACAGGCTCTTCTGAGATCTCAGCGCGTTCGCCAGGTGAAAAGCCGTTTACGTTCCAGTCACAGGCGAAGCTGTGGGTCACCACAAACCACAGGCCGATCATCAGCGACGACGCGATGTGGCGCCGACTTCGTCCGATACCGCTCACAAACATTCCAGAAAATCCAGACCCAGACCTCAAGCACTACATCTTTGATCCAGAAGGCGCACTGCCGGCGGTGCTGTCGTGGGCAGTCGAAGGCGCGATCAAGCTTCTTAGTTCGAGCGCACGCGATGCTCTTGGCTGGTGCACCGCAGTCAGCGACGCTGCTGAGATCTACCGTAAGAACGAAGACCGCATCGGATTCTTCTTGAACGAAGAGACCAAAGAGTCAGAAGGCGCGGCTACACCTGTAAAGTCACTGTACGCGGTCTACCGTATCTGGTCAGAAGAACGAGGCGAGAAGCCAATGACACAGATCGCATTTCAGCGCAAGTTGCAAGACAGAGGCATCGCCGTTGAAGGCCACGGATCACGCGCGCAGTTGATGGGCCGTTTGCTGATGCCGAGAGTGGTGCCGCAAGGTGAGGTTGACTGGGGAATCGCTACAAGATTCGCTAGATAAGTTTCTTCGCTCGGGGAGAGACGGGCGCTGAAAAAACGAGCCGGGATTCTGAGACGAGAGACTCAGGGTCCCGGCTCAACTACTTTGTTGTGCTTTCCTTTGAGAAGTACGTGAGACACGCTAGACGCATACCACTTCTTTCCGCCGTTGCTAGTTGAGACCTCAAGCTCGTTGAGCTTTCGCGCGATCTCTGAGTAGCTGATCCCAGAAGCTCGCCACTGTGTCATCACGTTGAGGACTTCGGCAGGGATCTTTGTCTTAGGACCTTTGTCCTTGCCCCAGACAACTCCGTTAGCTCGGCGATCTTTATGGACATCTTTCTGCCGCTCGGCGATAATCGCTCGCTCCATCTCTGCAAGAGCTGACATGATTGTGACAACAAACCGTCCTTGGTACGTAGAGGTGTCGAGGTTGAGGTCGAGCATGACCACGCGCCAGTTGTTCTTATTCGCTCGGTCGATGATCGACAGGAAGTCTTGAGTAGACCTGGCAAGTCGGTCGACCCTTGTGACGATCAGCGCTTCTGCCTCGCCGCGGTCTAAGCGCTCGAGAGCAGACGAGAGAACTGGACGGCCTTTGATACTTTTACCAGATCTGCCCTCTTCCCTGAGAAGCTCTGTCTTCTTGTACCCGATGTCGCTAGCAGCCTTCTTGAGAGCTCGCTCCTGCACGGCAAGAGACATTCCGTCGTTTACTTGCATAGAAGTGGACACTCTTGTATACAGTAACGCGACTTTCTTTGATGACTTGCTAGTTTCCATATCCAGTAAGGCTTTCCGGGACAATCTTGTACAAAACTCGTTGGCTACACTCTAACACACCTAAGTTTAGGCGTGTACACAGGAAACCGTTGTCCAGTATGGACTTTTTAGGCAAATCCGCCGGCGTTTGTAAAGTTGGCCGAGTTCAACGAAACCTTCTGCCAGGTGTTAGTTGCTGTGCAAATGTACAAAGTTCCACTGGCATCGTCAATACATATTTCACCAAGTGTGCCTGTTGAAGTCTTTGATGCTGGATACCCAGATTTATAGGCAATGCCAGTTACGGCAATGGCATTTTTGTTCTTCCAAAGACTTGTAGCAGTTTCATATACCAACAGTTGCTTGTCTTGTAAACCATTGATCAAGACGTTGTGAAGTTCTTGCACTTCAAAGCCATTCTGTGGCCTGACAAAGATCTCTCCGTTGTTCTGCTGCTTTCGAGTAACAATACCGATAAATACAAGATGATTAGGCGCGACTGGTTTGTTTGCGAGACCAAAAATCAGATTTCCATCATCACCGAGCCAAATTGGATCTCCAGCGGCGTTGGCAGCAGAAGTGTCAAGTCCTTCAACAAGACCTTCAGTGACGACATATCCTGCATTGTTTGGATCAATTGACTCTGCCATCACGCCAAGAGTCTTTGAAGACGTCGCTTCTGTGCTGTAGTCAGCAAGTCCGACAAGCATATTTGTTCCTGCGAGACCTGTTGATCCGATTACGTAGACCGCTTTTCCTGCCGCTATCGTCGACGCTATTCCATTTCGCACGAGGTGCCGGACAAGAGACGTCGCTGTTGTTGTAGCAGGCGGACCTATCGGTCCTGTTGGTCCGGTCGGACCTGTCGGACCTACTGATCCTGTCGGACCAGTAACTGTTGAAGCAGCGCCTGTTGCGCCTGTAGGACCGGTCGGTCCAGTTGGACCTTGCACTGTAGAGTCGGAACCTGCTGGACCAGTTGCTCCAGTCGGTCCAGTTGGTCCAGTGGGCCCGGCGGAGCCGAGCGGACCTGTAGCACCTGTAGGACCCATAGGACCCAGCAAGTTGCCTGCGTTATTCCAAGAAGAAGACGTCGAACTCCACACGTAAAGATCGCCGCCGACAATGTGAGCGTCACCTGGATCTCCAGTCGGATGCTCGGCGATAAACTCGGCATACGTATCGTGATAGTCCAAAACTGTGATGCCTGTGCCTGTCGCACCTGTCGGGCCAATAGGTCCTGTCGCGCCTGTGTCACCTGCTGGACCCGTCACGCCGGTTGGACCGGTTGGTCCTGTCGAACCTTGCGCACCTACGGCACCGCTTGGTCCGGTCGGGCCTGTTGGACCTGGAACTGTTGAGTCTGCGCCAGTTGGACCGGTTGCGCCTGTGAGTCCTATCTCACCTTGTGGACCTGTTGGACCTGTGGGTCCGATCTCGCCGGTGGGTCCGGTCGGGCCTGTTGCGCCTGTTGGGCCAAGCGGACCTGTCGCGCCGATCGCGCCGGTTGGACCTGTGACTGTTGACGCTGCGCCGGTTGGGCCAATGGGTCCAGTTGGACCAGTCGGTCCGGTCGGTCCTTGAATGCCTTGAGGACCTTGATCACCAGAGATGATGACCTCTGTCTTTTCGTTGATGACCTCGATGATCGCTTCGGTCTCGGTGACCTCTACAGTTGTCTTCGAGACATCAACGTAGACTACGCTGCTAGCAAGGTCATCCATCAGTACGTGATCTCTGCGTCAATTGTGAGCCTTCCTTTGACGAGACGAGTTACAACTCCGCCCGCCGTGACAAGCTCGAGGTCGTACATGTACTTGCCCGCGTTTAGTAGCGCGGTCTGCGTCGCCGACACGGTAATGTCAATCGTTCCGTTGACTCCGCCGAGCACGATGCCACCGCCTGTCGATGCTGTCAACGACAAGATCGCAGGTTCTTGGACCATGCGACGAACCTTCATCCGTGCAGAATAAGACGTTAGATCGACAGGAGATCCGTCGATCTTCCAGGTAAGGCGCTGGGTGAACGTAGCACCCTGCTCCATCTTCAAGTGCAGAACTCCTGCAAGCATCTCCGAGAGACCTCCAAACAGACAACTGCCACCATTGTAGTCCATAAACTGCACCAAGACACTCTGAACTAGATCTATCAGTAATCAAAGTGTAACTTCGGACTCTCGCCTGGTAGGATAGACCCAACGCTAAAGACAAGTCCCTACCCCCTAGCGAGAGGACTCAAAGCTTGACAAAACTACTGACGATATTCCTATTGTCTGTTAGTAGCCTTAGCGGGGCCTTCAACTTGAAGGCCGAGAGTGTAGACACTACGAAACCTGCCGTTGAGGTCGTCGCTACCCGGGCCGGGACTGTTCCAGTCCAAGTCGCAGCTGACCACCTGGAAAGGTTGATGGAGAAGGAAAAGAACCGCGGAATCGTGTTTCGGCACGGTGACATCTCGTGGCTGCCGAAGCTGGCCGCCGAGGCGGGCTGGCCAGAAGAGACCTGGGACAAGCTCGGCGAGATCATCCTCCGCGAGTCGGGCGGCTGCCCGAACCGCAGGGGAGGCGACGTTGTTGACAAGAACTGCCGTATCACTCGGGTCTCCGAGTGGAACCATAGATCGGACACAGGGCTGCTCCAGATCAACGGAACTCACTGGAAGAAAGACCACCCGCAGTATTCTGGAAGCATCTGCCGCAACATGGGAATCTGCGACCAAGAGACGCTTCTTGACCCGATCACGAACCTCAGAGCGGGGAAGTACCTCTATGACATCGCGGGCTTCGGCCCGTGGGATCCATGCACCTGGAAGCCAGAGATGAAAGGTTGCAAGAAGAAAAAAGACTGATGTCGTACGGGAGAGACGGTCGGGTAGTAATGGTCATACCGGTGCTGAACGGCTACGACCTGCTTGACAGAACGCTGGCGTCGGTGGACGACGACAGGATCAAAGAGATCTTGATCGTAGACAACGGCGGTCATTATACAGATCTAGTTGAAAACTTCAGCCGCAGTTATGAACTGAAGATCCTGAACCTGCCGTCAAACTTAGGGGTAGCAGGGTCTTGGAACCTAGGGATCAAGCTGTATCCTCATGAACCGTTCGTGATCTTCGGGTCTCATGACAACGGGTGGATTCCAGGAGAGCTGACGCGGCTGATCGACGAGAGCTCTGAGTGTCACATGGTCGTGACTGACCCAGAGCCGTACGCGACGTTCTCACTCGGGCGCGACATCGTGAGACTGGTCGGGCTATTCGACGAAAACTTCTATCCTGCGTACTACGAGGACACGGACTACACGCGCAGGATTACGCGAATGGGATTCGCGACCTTGATCAAAAGACCTGGAATCAAGATGAACTTCTACTCACACGGGACGACAAGAGACTCAAGCCCAGAGTTCTACAAAAGAGACAACTTCACGATAGGCGAGAATCACGGCTACTTTCACGCGAAAGAAGAACTGCCCATCGACGAGCAGAATAGCATGAAGTGGCAGATAGATAGACGGATTAGAAACGAGTGGCTTACTTAGAAGCTTTGGTCGGTCGCTTTTTCTTTACGCCGACAGGACCGTGCAGATCGTGAGTGCGCAGCTCATGACCGTACGGAAGACGCTGACGCCTCTTACCGGCTTTTGTGCCTGGAACCATCTCAACGGCACCGGTCTTTGGGTGCACGCGGCGGCGCTGTTGCGCCGACTTACCCGAGCTTCCGCCGCCGGACTTTTTCTTGCCCACTGAGCTTTCCTGTCATGTGATCGTTGATGTGCTGGTCTAACTTGCCTTCTGTACGAACCGCGGTCTCTTCAACTCTGTCGATTGAACGGCCGAGAGACTTGCCGAGCTGGTCAATCTTGTCGACGACAAAGTTGTGATCTTCGCTGTTCTTATGCCAGCGGCGGTTATTTGTCCTGCGTCCGTGCTCCATGTAGCCGACGCCTAAGACGCCGACAAGACCAATGAGCGCGACGAGCACCTCGTTCATTAGACTTACTTCAGTCCGAGAATGTCAAGGACCTTGGCGCCGGCCTTGGTCTCTTTAGCGTTCAGTCCGTGCTTGCCTTTCAGCATCTTCACTGCGTTCGCTGTTGCCTGATCAAACTTACCGTCCGGGTTCTTCGGGTAGAAGCCTTGCTTCTTCAGCGCTTCTTGCAGAGCCTTGACACGAGGACCACTGTCGCCAACGTCGAGCGCTCCGTCACCTGTCGGCGCGGGCGCGGCGGCTGGCTTTTCAGCTTTAGGAGCCGGTGCTGGCTTGTCTTCTTTCTCTTCGGCTGCTGGAGCGGCCGCGACGTCTGGCTTCGCGTAGCCGTTGCCGGCGGCGATCCAAGCCGAGACTGCTGCTGGAACAACGTCGCCTGCGACGTAGCGGAGGTGCCACGGCTCTTCTGGGACAACTTCCCACGAGAAACCGAAGTCCTTGACGTTGTCGATCAGCCACTCAAGACGCGCACCGCTAGCGGTGTGAACGTCAACGGCGATTCCGAGGTTGTGCTGTGAAGATCCTGGAGCAGCGAGGCTGGCGAGCTTCTCGTTCTTCTTGTACCACTTGACGCCTTCAAACGTACGAGTGCTGTTGCCGTTCGGCTCTTTTGTGTAGCGCTCGAGGAAGACCTTGAGCTGTGAGTCGTACGAGCGGTAGGTGTCGCCAGACGAGACCGGCTTGAGCTCGATACCGTCGGCCTTAGCCTTCGCGACCATCGCGCCCCACGCATTCGCTGCGCGCCAGTGAAGCTTGCCTCCGCCTGCCGCCGGCTTCAGCAGCGCCTCAGGAAGCCTGCCTGGCTTGTGACCCTTGAGGTCCTCCGGCATCGTGACCTTGACTACGTAATCCCATGCGACTTTGCCCATTGCGAAAAGCTCCTAGAGGTGGGTGTAAAAACGGTAAGAGCAACTATAAACTACTTCTGGAACCCTGTCTTGGTTCCTGATCAAGAAGAGCTTATGGCGGGGCCAGTGACGTCGGAAAGGACAACGCACGTCACGGCCCCGGCCGGCCACCCCTGGGAGAGGGTGCGAGCGCCCTACTACATGCGCTCGGCCTAGACGACCTATCAACCATTCAGCCCGTCTGGCGCGAGGGCAATAGTAACATGACATAGATCTGTTGTAGGTCATTGATCACAGTTCAAACTTTCCGCCGTAACTATTGTAGAATAGCAAGGAAACGACGAACAACGAAAAGAGGAAGAATGCCTGAAGGACATTCAATACGACACCTGGCGACGATACATGAGGGAGCTTTCGCTGGGAAGACAGTGAGAGCTTCTAGTCCGCAGGGGCGGTTCGCGGACGAGGCGAAGAATATCGACAATCGTATATTGAATAATACGACAGCGCACGGCAAACATCTGTTCTTGCACTTTGACACCGGGCAGACCGTGCACGTGCATCTTGGACTGTATGGGTGGTTCTATCTGTCAAAGAACCCAAACAAGAAACCTAAAGACTCGACCAGGTTGCGACTGCAACACGACATCTACATCTCGGACCTGGTAGCGCCGACAGCGTGTGAACTGCTTGACGACGCGGGAGTGAGCGCGATAAAGAAGAGGCTTGGACCTGATCCGATACACGACGACGCAGACCCAGAACAGGCTTGGAAGAAGATCGTGAAGTCGAAGCGTACCATCGCGGGACTGTTGATGGATCAATCCGTGATCGCTGGGATCGGAAACGTGTACCGTGCCGAGCTGTTATTCTTGTCTCGTCTTGATCCATTTATTCCCGGTATGCAGATGCAACGCGAGAAGTTCGATGAGATATGGCGGAACGCTTCTATTCTTCTTCGAGATGGGTCGACCGACGGCAAGATTCGCACGGTGGCGCCCGAGCACTTGGGCGAAGACGAAGTCAAATTACACGGTTGTTCTCAGTTCAGCTACGTCTATAAACGGCAACGTCAGTCGTGCCGTCTCTGTATGACAGAAGTAAAAGAAACAGAACTTGATTCACGGACTCTCTACTGGTGTCCTACCTGTCAAAGATAAAATATGTAGGTGAAAGTCGCAGAGAGCACAGACACTAAAGCATACGTTTCTGGCGATCACGACAAGTTCGCTCACTACGCAGACAAAGCAGACATCGTAGAAGCCGTCGTTACAGGCGTTCCTATTGTCGCTCTCTGCGGAAAGATATGGGTACCAACAAGAGACCCAGATGGCTTTCCAGTCTGCGAGCGCTGCAAACAAATATACGAACAGCTTCAATAACTGTAGGGAGTAGTAATCAGCCATGACTATGTCTTTGTTCTCTTTCCGTCTTTCGCCGGAGTTTGTCAACGAGTACCGTGACAGGCCCGCGCCGTTCGGCTACCGTGACGCGGGTGGAAACTCTGTGGGTGAGATCACGTTCTTGCGCACGTACTCTCGGTTGAAGGAAGACGGCACAAAAGAGACATGGGCCGACGTGTGCGAGCGCGTCATCAACGGCATGTACTCACTTCAGAAAGACCACTGCAAGACAAACCGTCTGCCTTGGAACGACAGCAAGGGACAAGCGTCTGCGAAAGAAGCTTTCGACAGAATGTTCCATCTCAAGTGGACGCCGCCTGGCCGTGGACTTTGGGTCATGGGCACGCCGCTTGTGAACGACCAGCGCAACTCTGCCGCTCTTCAAAACTGCGCGTTCGTTTCGACCGCCGACATGACGAAGGCGAACCCTGCAAAGCCGTTCGCTTTCTTGATGGAGGCGTCGATGCTCGGCGTAGGCGTCGGATTCGACAACCTTGGAGCAGAGAAAGAGTTCACGATCTACAAGCCTGGGTCGGTCGGCACGTACGTGTACGAGGTCCCAGACACTCGCGAAGGCTGGGTTGAGTCTGTTGTACTGTTGCTGAACTCGTACTTGAAGCCAGAGATGAACAAGATCGACTTCGATTACCAATACGTGCGTCCGGCAGGAACGCCGATCAAGACGTTCGGCGGAACCGCCGCTGGGCACGAGCCGCTTGAGCGTCTGCACAACCACATCCGCAGACTGTTTGACGGGAGAGCTGGACAGCCGCTCACAAAGGTCGACATCGCCGACATCGGCAACTTGATCGGCGTGTGCGTCGTATCTGGCAACGTCCGACGCTCGGCAGAGCTGCTGATCGGCAGCATCAACGACAATGACTTCTTGAATCTCAAGAACCCGAAGGCGTTTCCTGAGCGCAACTCTTATGACGCGAGTTCTCCAGGCTGGGGCTGGATGTCGAACAACTCGGTGCTTACTTCAGTAGGTGAAGACCTTGACTCTATCGTCGAGGGCATCAAGCTGAACGGTGAGCCAGGCGTCATTTGGCTAGACATGAGCCGCAAGTACGGACGACTTGTCGATCCACCGAACAACAAAGATCACAGAGTGGTCGGATACAACCCGTGCGCCGAGCAGTCGCTCGAGTCGTACGAGTGCTGCACCTTGGTCGAGACATACTTGAACAGGCACGACAGCCTTGAAGATTACAAGCGAACGCTGAAGTTTGCTTACCTGTACGCGAAGACCGTGACTCTCCTACCGACGCACTGGGAGGAGACCAATGCAATCATGCAACGAAACCGCCGCATCGGAACGTCGATGTCTGGCGTCGCCAACTTCGCTGACATCCACGGTCTGCCGGTCCTCAGAGACTGGATGGATTCTGGATACAAGACGATCCAGCGGTATGATAACGTCTACTCAGAGTGGATGGGAATCCGCGAGTCGATCAAGATGACTACCGTCAAGCCGTCTGGCACGGTGTCGATACTTGCTGGAGAATCGCCGGGAGTGCACTGGACTCCGGGCGGACAATACTTCATGAGAGCGATCAGGTTCGCGAACGATGACCCGATGCTTCCGCTCTTCCGAATGGCTAACTACCGGGTGGAGCAAGCGTCAGAATCGCCGAATACAACATCGGTGGTCTTCTTCCCGATTGAATCTGTCGCGAAGCGCTCGGAAAAAGACGTGACGATCTTCGAGAAGATGTCGCTGGCAGCGACCGCGCAGCGGTACTGGTCCGACAACTCGGTGTCCGTGACGATCTCTTTTGACAAAGAGACCGAGGCCGACCATGTCGGAACCGTCTTGCACATGTACGACGGTCAACTCAAGACGGTGTCGTTCTTGCCGAGCGGCAACGAGACGTACCCGCAGATGCCGTACACGCAGATCACTAAAGACGAGTACGTCGCCGCTAAGACGGCTTTGTTCCCGATCGACTTCTCTGGAGTATACGCGGGAATGGCTGCAGACGCGATCGGAGAGTCATACTGCACGACGGACTCTTGTGAGATAAAGTTCGTGAAAGAAAATGCCAAGTAACGAGATCTACGCGATCGTGCACCTGTCCGTGGGCGGCTGGGGAGGCAACTACATGACTCTCTGCGGCGTTGAGGCTGACACCGAGTGGGTGACGTTCAACGAGGCTAACGTGACTTGCGACGCCTGCAAGGAAGCCAACCGGTACAACAGGGGCAGGAAATAGATCTATCTGTAACTTTCCGCGGCGGTTATTGGTCTTAGTATCAAAAACCGACGGATAGGTTACTATGGAGACCGAGGCTGGGGAGCCTCTATCAGAGGGCGCAAACTTCTGTTGGAGGCTATGTGGAACAGATCAAGAACATCATCCTCAGGATTATCGCGACCTTCGCGGCGTCCGGACTTGGCGTCATAGGCGCTGGAACAATCGCAGGTGTGCCGCTGTGGCAAGCGATCTTCATGGCCGGAATCGGCGGAGTCGCTACAGTCATCGAAGGACTGTCACGCGCGTTCTTGGACGACGGCAAGCTCAGTCTGGACGAGATCAACGCGGTGTTCGACAAGGTCGGCAAGCAGCCTGCTAAGAGCGCTGAGCCAGAAATTGTCGAGGCTCCTGCGGAGTATGTATCCGAAAGCACAGAACAGCAGGCGCTGTGAGGCGCGTTCTTGCCGCGGCGGCTATCGTCCTAGTCTTAGGAGGATGCGGATACGACGGCAAATACCGCTATGAGTGTCAAGACCCAGAGAACTGGGATGCAGATGAATGCAATCCGCCGATCTGTCTTGTAGACGGAATGTGCACGGAGACGCTGATCGGGTTCGACCCAAAGAACCCGCCAAGTGAAACAAACGTAACAAGTGAAACTGTGCCAGCAGAAGAAGGGCAGCCATGAGAAAGAACAAGCAAAGAATGACGCCCGAAGACCTCGACGCGAGGTTGAAGTTCGTCGTCGGCTGTGTGCTGGCTGCCGTGCTGACAATCACGACAATCGGCGTCTTGTACGCGCTTGTGTTTGTAACGCAACCCATCGGAGCACAGGCTGAAAATGACAAGATGTTCTTTGGTGTGCTGTCATCAGTTGCGACGTTCATCACAGGAACTCTTGCCGGATTGATGATCTCGACCGGCCGAAACAAGCAAGAAGACCCAGAAGAGGAGATCAGCAATGAAGGATAAGACAATGTGGCTTCTATCAATGATGGTTGGAGTCGCGATCATCACTGCAATTGTCGGTGACTACGTAGTCGCTGGAATTGAAACAATGAGAACTGGCGAAGCCGTTGATGTATCCGCAGAAGTAATGACTCTGGTCCAGACGGCGCTTGGTGGTGTCATCGGTATCCTTGGTGGATACTTCGGTGCCAAAGGTACTAAGAAATCTGGCGATCACTGCGATAACTGCTCTTGCGACGACAAGTGACATGTACGAGTACAGAGTCAAGAAAGTCCTCAAGGTAGTTGACGGAGACACAATTGATGTTGACATTGATCTTGGGTTTGATATCTCTTACACTCAGCGAGTCCGTCTCGCTGGCATCGACACTCCAGAGTCTCGGACGACCGACAAGCAAGAAAAAGTCCTTGGACTTGAGGTAAAAGACCGTCTAAAGAAGCTGATCGACTCCGCAACGTCAATCGTCATTCGCACGGAAAAACCTGACTCGTCTGAGAAGTACGGTCGCATTCTTGGCTGGTTGTTCTTAGACGGAGCAGACAAGTCAGTCAATCATGCGTTGATTGCTGACGGATACGCTTGGGAGTACATGGGCGACACGAAGGTAAAAGACTTCGAGCTTTTGCGTCAACGCAGAGCTAAGTCGGCAGGCAAGTAAGCGACCACCCCGCCTATCCTCTCGGAAGGACCTGGAGGATCCTTGTCAACGGGGTGGGACGTTTGAGTCAATACTACGACATTGATAGATAGAATAGTCGCATGATGACTGAGCTTCAAGAAGCGGAAGAAGCGCTCGAGCAGATCGTGCTGGTCACAAACGCGATGGCCGTTGAGCGAATCGACAAAGCGCTTGTTGAGGTAAGCGGAAGAGACCTAGTGTCGTCTGCCGAGATGACGGACTTGTTACTTGATGTCCGCCAGATCCTGGTGATCGACCTTGAAGAGATGGTCTCGGGCTCCGACTAGCGCGCCCAGTAGCCGTGACGGTCTAGTATCTCTTGCTGTTTGCTGCGCTTTGACCGGTCGTTGCTGTAGTGGTAGTCGTTGACAGCTCGCATAAGAACAAGCTTGTGGAACGCGGTGGCGAGCATGATGATCGTGAATAAGATGAGAAATGGCATCTTGTTATTCTAAAAGATCGCCGGAAAACAAGTTACTCTGAAAATCTACAAAAAGAAAGGATAGAACGATGGACTTCGATAAAAAGCGTGACGCCACAACGCTTATAGCGTTCTTCGTCTTTCTGCCTGCCATTGCTGTGACTCTTGTCTACAAGCTTTGGCAGATGCGAAAAGACCTGACGCTGCCTAATCGCGATATGTGGGAGTGATCTCCACGCCTTCTAGCTCGTCATCAACGCCATTCCTCACGAGTAGGTCAACGACCGCGCTCTGAGGATCGTCTCCGACGCCTATGACATTGGCCTCCGCTGAGTACCAGAAGTCTACCGCGTCCGTGTCGTCGCCGTGCAGGTACTCTCGCATCCTGTCGTCAAACTCGTCGAAATCTACGCCGCCTGTGGCGAACCACTTTCCGCCTTCGTACACTCCTGAATACCGAGACTGGTGCACGATGATCGGGTACAGGTCGTTGATCGTCTTCTTCTTGGCTTTCTTGCTTTTAGTCTTCATGTGACTCTCCTTGCCTTGGTCTCATCCTAGACAAAGGTCACAAGCACGAGTGACACACAGAAATAGCCTCTTGATAGAGGTATAGAATCAGCCGCCGCTAGGCAGACTGAAGTTCAGGCTCTTGCCTCGAGAAACGAGTCGTCGTGATTACCGAGCCCTCACGCTCGTTGAACGGCGGAAGCTCCTTGCGGACCAGGCCGCGGATCAGCCAGCGGTCTGTTCCGTCGTAGCGAGCCGGGAACGGCGTGCGACCGTGGACGATCTTAGAGTTGTCGATGACCAAGAAATCGCCGCGCTGGAGAGAGATCTCTCTGACGCAAGGTTCAACAGCCTTTGCAAACAGGTCAAGAGCGCGCTGAGCTTCCGGGTTTGTGCCTCGCATCGTGGACTTGTCGAAGGTCATTCGCCATCGGCCGGTGTCTTTGTCTGTCGTCAAGATCGGCAGCAAGACCTCTTGGTCTGGCTCGCCGTGAAGCCGGAAGCTTTGGTCGACGGTAGTGATGAACTCTGGACGAGTCAGGGTGTCGACGGTCTTGCTGTCGAGGAACGACACGATGGTGTCTACGTGAGCGTAGGTCGTCTTGGCCGCCTTGTCTCCACGCAGGCAGCCGAGGACGATGTAGTCGGGACGATACGGGTGAAACGCCGTCTCGGTGTGAAGCTCAAGCTGAGTCTTAGACGAGTTTGAGATCTGGTCAGTCTCGAATGACTTGACCGGATAGACGTGCTGGATGTACTTTCCGTCTTGCTCTTGAGCGTATCCGACTAGATACCCGTACTTCATCGAGACCTCGAGCATCGCCGAGTACGCCTCTGGAATCTTGACGAACGCGCCGCGCTCGGTCGGTGTCGGAGGAATGATTCCGACTTCTTTGTCAAACATGTCAAGACCGTCGCCGTAGCTATGCGCGTTCATCATCGCCTCTCCTTGTCGTTCGTAGTTGCTTATTACTGTATACTAAGAAGGACGGACTCCGTGCACCGACCATTGCGTAAAACAGTCTCTGTCTTTGGTGTTGCACAGCGAGACGTACTTCTGGCCTGGCGCCCAGACTCCACCGACCCCGTACCAGCCGTCTTTTCCTGCTACGTCGATTGTCGTCTTGCAGAGCTCGCAGACCGGTCCCGTCGGGGGATTGACCATCAGTTGAAGCTCTTGAGGACGATGTCAACGATGACGCTCTCGGTGGCCGGAATGGCCATCGAGCGAGACTCGGTGTACATGAACCACAGCGCGTCGGTGATCTGGATCGCCGAGCGGTGCGTCTTCTCGTGAGGGTGGCCGTCTTTCTGCAGCGCGCCGTAGACCTGCCTGTAGATGACGGTGTACGTCA